TCATTCATCACCTTTTCGCCGCCGTGGCGGACAGAAGTCCTTCTGACAGTCCTTCATCGCCGACCACAACTTGTCGTGCTCCTTGTCGTCGTATTGCTGATGTTTGGCAAAGCCGGATTTTAGGTCAAACCACATCATGCCGAGCATGGCCAAAAGGATTGTCCCGAACATCCCAACGATGGTTACAAGTAGGGGCCAGTCTACCGACTCGGTTATTGCCTGTTTTTTATCTGCAATCTTGATCAACACAGTCAAAAGCCTTGAAAATTGTTCCGGGTCCATTGTCGCCTTTCTCCATTTATTTGATTCCAGGCCCAGACGGGGGCAGCAGTTTCAGCCTGTGATCATACGCCGCAAAGGCATAATCATTCCAGGCCGTGGCCCCGGAGTTATACGCCGCGATCTTAAACAGTATCAGTTTATCCTCTGGGACATTGGTATAAGTATAAGGTTTCGCCATCTTGATATCGATCGGCGTTTGCCATGTCGCTCCCAGATCCGTTGACATGCTGATCTTATACCCGGTGGCACCAGGGGTTGCGTCCCAATCCAGTCTGACATCCGCTGCCGCTGCAGCCGATACGAACAACAGCGCCATCGCCGCCGCAAGAAACAAAAAATTTTTCATATCAGCCCTCTCCTTCATATTGACCTTCCTGAATCCTTTATGGTGTTGAACATGTCAGAAAATCCACATCATCGGCCCGCCATCATCCGGAAGATATCTTGTGGATAGATGAATTACGGGCCGGCCCCATGTCCATGCGTAAGTTGAATATTTGTTGTTATCAAATGTCAGTAAAAAAAAGCTGTCTCCAGCGGGAAAAACCATCGGGTGTGGTTGTGTTTCCGCCCCGCCCGAAAAAGTCGCATCTAAGTCCCCGATGTAACTCATTGCTGAGTTATAAATTCTTGCGTTGTTACCAGACCCGGCTGGCCCGCCTGCCAGCACCCAAAGATTACCGTTAACTCTGACTATTTTTGTTCCCTCATAGCCAGTTCCACTCATCGCAGTATCGGCGCCGATCAGAGAGAAGGTGCTAAAATCCGGCGTAGAGGCAAGCGCCGGATAAAATGGGTTTCCTGTAAAATCAGTGTCCTCCGTTATCGAATAGGCAATTAACCAATCCGACCCAACTTTTACCGCAAAGGGATCATAAACCCCATACCCTGCTGACTGACCAGGCAATTCTATTTCGGTCAGCCCGGAGAGTAGCGATACACCTGACAAGACATCTCCTGATGTCAGCAGCCCGTGCATAATATAAATATCACCCCCGAACCCATTTCCCCAGGAACTGATAAATATTCTGCGGTTTCCATTACTGTACCTAATTATATGCGCCGCAAGATCGGCATAGGATTTACCGTCCCTCTGAACAAAGATCACTCCCTGCTGCGCTATCGCATAAGTCGATAAATTGAGCGAAAAAACCCCGCAATAACTCTGGACAGCATTGAGTGTAAGATCGTTGCACGTTGCCGTAAACAATACCTTGTTATCAGCAATATACGGGGTGCCATCTTCTTCCGTTACGATGGTCATGTCGCGCATATTGTAAGTGCCGAAGCTGCCCGCCTTAAAATCCGAGAACTTCCATGTGGATGCGCTGGGAGTAGCTACGGTAAAGCCGTATTTCCAGCCAGTAAGATTTCCGGTTGTTCTAAAATCATAAACAGCGGATAAATTATATGACGCGATCCGAGTCCATCCGCCGCCTGTATTTTTCCAGAAGATGGCACAGCTGTTTACCAGTGACAGTGCAAACCGATACGCCGGGGAATAGGTTTGCCCTGTCGTTGTCGAATAAAAGTTATTGGTCCCGCCAATCTTGCACTGTATCCGCGCATATCCGGCTTTGCGGTCAATGCTGGCAAATAAAAAATTATTCGCATCCTTAACAATGCCGACCCCGGCATTATCATATGCCCCCGTACCAGTGCCGCCGTAATCGACCCGTATCTCTACCCAGGCCTGGGGAACCACCAACGACGAAGATGTTACAGTGACTATTGTATTTCTTCCGGCGGTATGTGTAATAACTGCCTGGTTGTTGGATACCGTAAAATCTCCAAGAGTCCCCTCGGTATAAAGCGTGAATGGGCTTGTGCTCCCGAATTGTTCGTTCAGGGTCTGGAGCGCAGCGGGCATTGTTTCAAAATATACGGACGGAGACGCTGCCTGTGAAAATACCTGATCTATAGGATTGATTTCGGCAGGCATATTATATATCCCTTGTCCCCTTCAGCGTGATCACAACCCCCGCCCACGTTGCATCCTGGGCTGGAAACACAAACGACACCCTACTTCCCGCCGCGATGGTCTTCGCCGTTCCTCCACCCGTGGCCCAGGTAGGTGTGCCATTCGTGGCAACGGTCAAAGTTGCGATCTCCGTACCGTCATCCTTGATACTGACAACGACCTGAGCCGTGGGATTGGTCTTGCCATAATAACCTGATGTGGATGCATTGGCGGGAACCACCATCTCATACGGGATTATTAAGCTGTATGCACCGGATGCGATGGGCTTTGCGGTCTCCTCGAAACCGATCCCGATGGAGCCTTCAATGGTGTGACCGTGATCCCCCGCAGCGACATCTCCCGAGCTGGTACCGATGTCAGCAACTGCGGCATCGCCGAGTCCAAGGTTACCCCTCGCTGTCCCCGCGTCAGTTAATTCTGACAAATTATTACTGCCGAGCATGTCCCCAGTACCAATACTCGGAGGGTCCGTGATGTCAGTCCAGGCATGATTGTGGGTGTCCGGCGGCATCGTGGCCGGGAAATCCGTCACATCGGCTACCACGTGTTCGTGGCTGGCGTCCGCCTTTTCATCTATCGCAACCTGCGCCGACTCCTTCAGCTCGGTCAGCGGGGCGTTCATTTCAGCGGCCTTGAATTTTGAGACATTGGCCACCCAGGGCGTGAAATCAACTGCCATTTTCGCCCCCTTTCATGCCGGAGAACATGCGGATCATCTCCGAGATGACCGGAGAATTCTTCGTGGCGGGATGACTATTGATCAGTCCCAGAAGGGCGGTCATGTCCGGCAGGGCTGGCATGGCCCTTGCCCGCTTTGCCTGGATCTCGTTCAGGGTCTGATACATCTCCTCTATCAGCTTTCCCTGGTATTCCAGCAGGGCTTTGATTGTGGCTATTTCACTTTTTGGTACTTCCATGTTCGCACCTCTGTTAAATGGGATATCCGTTAACATCCAGCAGCTCGATCCGAAACGGACTTGTCAGATTGGACCACGACGCCACGAGTATGGGGGATATTTCGCTTTGAGACTGGTTGCGCTTGTAAATAAACGTGTAAGACGATGCATTGAGGATGCTCTGGGTAACCAGACCCGCACTCCACCCGCTGTCCTCCGAATACAGGGTCCCGGACCCCAAATATTTCTCTATCTGCAACGTATAGGCACTCCGGACACCCGCACCGTACTGATCAATCATCTCCATTTTTATCGTCCGCGTGGTCTCCGGATCGGACTCAGACCACTCGTGGGTGTCGTCGTAAGTCAGGGCGATATCGACCACCTTCCGCTCGGTCCACAGTTTGCCGATGTCCGTATTCCCGATGGAGGTAGCCCCTCCCATCACAAGGACGTATTTGCCGACCATCACATGACCGGCAGGCAGCGCCGGTTTCTGCGGGTCCGATGCCGCTGCGGTACCGGGGATGTAATCCAGCTCGCCGTCCGCGCCCACACACAGAAGATCGTATCGGAAATAGCCCGCAGCAGGTGCCGGATCAAGCTCGATGGTGTACACCACCGTATCCATCAGCATGACCGTACCGCTTTCCATGACCATCACCGGCTCGGCATCCATGACGACGTCCCCTATCGAATACGAAGACGGATCAAACACGTAGACCGTACCGGATATCCGATATGTCCCGGATGTCGCCAATAAGTACATCGTCGCCGGATCGGTTGCGAATAGCTGCATTCCGGTCAGCACCATGTCCGGCAGCGAGGAAGTCTCCGGCAGCGCATTTCCCCCGCCTTCGATCGGGGAGGGGATGGCCCGGCCCTCACCGACCACCTCGACATATCCGCGCACGCCGGATCGATGCCGGACGGATACGGCGTTCCCGCACTTGAGCCAGTAGGGCGTCTTCTGCCAGTTTCGGGGAAAGTGTGCGGTAATAAGCTGGGTGGAGCCCTGGATCTTTACCCGGCAGATCTGGTTTTCAGTATCAATGTCCCACAGGACAGCGTCGCGGGTCTCCGCCTGCATCGCCACCTGACGGGAGATCAGGTTTTTGATGGTCTTTCCGTTGTACAGCCTCATGACACCACCCAGCCCGAGATACTGTCGATCACGCCGCCGCCGGACGCCAGGTTTGCATCGGGTTTGGTGTAGGACCGGCTTAAATTCGTTACAAAAATATTCCTGGAAATACCCGAATACGGGTGAACGATGGAGAGCACATCCCCGACTTCATCCTGGAGATGCGCTGTTTTTTCAAACATTATCCGCTGCCGCTGCGCCTGGACAACAGACAGTTCAAAATCCGCCACCCGCTGACAATGAGCCACCTCGTAACACAGCGGGTCATCAATCCTGGACTCAACGATCTGACCGTTCAGTTTCTGCTGGAACGCCGCATCGTCTGCCTGTGCCTGAATCGTCTGCTTTTCTTTTCCAACCGGCCGCGCCCAGATGTTGTAGGAATACGCCGCCACACATGCCAGCGTATAAAACAGGACGTTTAAGGCCAGAGAAAGCGCAAACATCAAATACCCGCAGATGTGCTTGTCGTCACACGTATACCTGTAATCTGGAGCACCGATGGCCATATTGCCGATATACAGGACAGCCGCAACCTCTGCTACGATAAGATAGGTTAAATCAGGCCCCTTGATGGTGATATCGACCCAGTTTTCATAGTAATCAACGCCCGAGATTTCCTCAGACCCGCCGCCGGCCAGAGCGAACAGCCAAAAATCGTCCACAGACTGGATGATTTCAAGCCTTGGGTTTCGGCATGTTCTGGACCCGTCCTCAGAGTACCTAACGCGTTTTGTCTGGTTTTCCCCCCACCAGCCGATGGTACCGGCAAGCGAGCCTACGCTCTCCTCCTCATAGAGCACCTCGATGAAATACCGTCCCTCGCCCGTGACCGTGACGCGGTTCGTGAATGTCGCAAAAGAATTATCCGGGGTAAAATTCAAGATGGAATCCGAATTTGAATAGGCATGGGATACGCCCGCGCCCAGATCGACCCGGCGCGGCGAAAACTTATTGTCCACATCGATATGGGAAAAATACCCGAAATGATCCAGGATCACTTTGAGGCAGTCCGCAAGGGACATGTCGATGAACTGATGCCAGATCGTATGCGTGTTCGCAATGGCCGGAATGGCCACCTGGCCGGCGTCCAGGGCGCCGTGCTGCGTCACCAGATCCGCCAGGACATAGGCCGGGTCCGCGGACGAATAATCCTCGGTGGCGACAATATTCCCTTCCTGCCATATGGTGCTCATGTCCTCGCAGGTAACGCTGATGACCGGATATTCGCCCCTGGCGTAAGACAGCGATGTCTCCTTTACGACAAATGTCCCCTGGTTCTGCCAGTAATCCAATCCACCTATCCGCTCTCCCAGCCGCAGCACCACAAGACGCCCCATCACCAGCGTCGGCGCAAGGACGGACATCTGGTTCTGCGGATCGAACAGATGTCCGTACGACAGGCCAAACCTCAGCTTGTTGGGCGCGTCAATCGCCCAGTCCACGGCAACGGCATGTCCGGATGCCAGATAGTCCGTCAAGTCCAGGGACCCGGCTTCCTGATCCCAGACCGCAGAAAACTCCGCGATGTCGCGCCGGGTCCACAGGGACCACATGCCGTTTTCATCGTCGATTGCGATGCTGTTCTCGTAGTCAAAATGGCCCAGCGTCAACCGCGCGGGGTCCGACCACTGCCAGGCGGCGCCGACAAACTGGCCGGTTTTGTACATGCCGCTTAAAAACGCGCCGTAAATGGAGAACGCGACGACACCGTACCAGCCACCGGACGGATAATTGCTGGCACCGGAAAAAATGGTCCCGGTCACGGGGTCATAAGCAACCGACGAAAGCGCATCGTTGCCGTTCGGCGTCAGCCCCGGCAGGGATGCGTTATTGTATCGCTCCCAGGTATGGTCAGCGGTGTCGAACGTGACAACGCCGTCTGCCCAGGTCCCGATAATGATCTTGCCGTCACCCGACGGCACCATCTGGGCCAGCCCGTAATCGTCGGCGGTCTTGTAGGTCGGGGCATAGTACCGGACAGCGTCGTCCGCCAGAGTGATCTCCATCAGCCCCCGTTTATCCGCCATGTCATATACCGAGCTGTAGCCAAAGGACCCGTATATCCGGCCGTCGTAATAACAGGGCCATATGATGCCGTTTTTGTGGAACCCCGACGTGGTGTTCCACCGGTAATCCTTGACGATGCCGCCGGAGTTCAGGCTCATCAGTATGAGCCTGCCGTTGTCGGATGCAACGGCGGCATTGAACGAGACCATGGCAAAGCCGGCGGCGGGGATGATCGTGAACTGGTTGAAGCCCGCCATCGTCCAGGAGTCGACAACCGTCGAGGCGCCGATTTCGTTCCAGGTGTATTTTCCGGTTACCGGGTCCGCCTGCTCCGTGATATCGACATATCCGATCCAGAGCTTGGGGTGCCAGAAATAGCTGTCCATCCACAGCAGATAGAGCCTGCGGGTGTCCGCGTCCAGATACGCTGCCTGGATGCGGGGGTCATAGCCGGTGAACACCGTGTCCACGTTTTTGGGCAGCCCGTAATTGTTGATGTCCGCAACGAACTGATAGTTCGTAACGACGTCGGCCACCGTATCGATCACCATCACCGTGGTTCCGCCCGCAACCCCGGCACAGACATACTGGCCCGTGTCCATCCAGCGGTGCGGCCCCACCTGCTGGTCGACAAAAATGGCATTGTAGGCCGGCACGGTATCCGTCGTGTAGCATTTCTCGATCTCCCAGCTGGCCGCATCAACGACAATGACGCTGCACAGCGATTTCACGCCGGCATAGGTAAAAATCGATTTGATGTACAACTTGTTGCTGGCCCCGTCGAAATGGAAATCCGTGCCGTAAAGATTCCCGCCGGCCCCGCAATAAGTGCCGTCGGAGCTCTGGTATCCGTCGGCGGTCTTGTCCACGGACAGGACATTGTTTTTTTCCGTCCACGCCATCTCGAGCTTGCCGTCCACCCGCCCGGCAGCGGACGGGTGATACCCTGTCGTGCCGTACTGCGCGTAGCTCGTCAGTGCAGCCGGCGAGGACCAGGCGGACAGATCGGTGGTCGTCTGGTAATAGACGTTTGTCAGCTCCGAGCCGTCTTCGCGCACCGAATCCACATGATCGAAGAACAGGAAAAACTCGGCGCTCTCAGAGACCCACAGCAGGCTCGGATTGCCGTACCGAAGGGTGTCGCCAAGGCCGGAAACCGGGATTTCCGAAGCCGCCGACCACGCGGCAAAATCGGCGGAGGTTGCCAGCCGGATCGCATACGCTGCGGCGTTGTCGCGGTAGGAATAAACCAGTCGGTAAACACCGTCCGGCTGTCTCGATATATGCACATCTCCGACCCAGTGCGCGGACGTGTATGAAAAAAGCGTTGCCGCCGCGCCGATCGCCGCGCCGTCCTGGGACACCGTGATCCGTTTGATCGCATACGTGCCGTCCAGGAAAACAATTCCGACATCTCCGCTGTCAAGCTCCACCGGACATGCGGAGGTGATCGTGCCGAAAGCGGAATCGACAACCAGGGTCTCGGCCCATTGCAGCCGGTCCGGGTCCGTTGCCAGCATGTACAGGTCCCCGCCGCGGATAATCGTTGCGATGACCCGCCCGCTGGCTGCGGAGATTACGTTTGCCTTTCCCTCGGCCGTGGCCAGGGCGTTGAACGTCTGGCCGTCAAAGGGGATGTCCGCCAGGTAGCTGGAGGATATCAGCTCGATGATCGGGCTGTGGATCTGGCCATCCTGGGCCGCTTTCAATGTGGGATCAAGGTCGATCATGACGGCGGCGGCTCCAGTTTGGCGATTTCGGATTCTGAAAGGATCAGCAGCGACAGCTTGACGTCAAACCGGTAGGGCTGATGGTGGAACGTGGCCTCGTTGTAGACCCCCTCCAGGCCGATGACCGCCACCTGGTAGGAGGCCCCGGCGGCGGCAAGGGTCGCCGGCCTGGGGATCCAGGTCACGACAGCATCGGACACGTACAGCGCCCGAAGGGCCGCATACATGGTGTCCGACATCAGGGTCCAGAGCAGGTCGATATGCCGGCCCGCAATCAGGGCCGGCCACTGGAACACCGCAACCGATGTATACGTGTCCACGACGGCCACGGTTTTTTTGCTCTCCGGGATGCCCATTTTCTCCGGGTCGTCTTCAAACGCGTAATTGCCAAGAGTCTGCTCTGCCATATCACCTCAATTGCTCGCGCATGACACGGATCACGGTCTGCTCGATCTCGGCCGGCAGCACCCGGGACAGCTTGTCCGCGTCCCTGGCGCCGGTCACGGTCACGGGCACGGACACCATGAAGGATGCGCCGGATCCGGCCGGTACCGAACCGCCGCCGGCCAGGGCAAAGCCCGACGGCGACGGAACGGAAAAATTCCATTTGTCGAAAAGCTCCCGGGGGATCAGCCGCCGGCGCAATGCCTCCATGATCCCGCGGCCATAATACATGACCGTGTCAACAGGTTGCATATATTCGCCAGCCGTTGCCCAGATAGGCACGTTATCTGCCCGTTTATTCGGTGACCACCCGCCGACTGGCCCGCCATAAGCCAGCGTCTGGGCCTGGATCTTCGCAATCTGAACACCGCCCAAAGCAGAAAGCGCCATTGCCTGAGCAACCCCCCACATTCCACCCTGGGCTAGCGCTTTTGTGACCGCCTGTGCTGTGTTAATGATCGCTTCCGCAATCGCCGCCGCTTTCGCCAGATAGAAAAACTCCTTATTTTTCTTCCCGGACATTTCGTAAAGATCAGAAAAGGCCTGGGACAAACTCGAAGCAACCACTTTTGCTGCGTCAAGGTTGCTTTCCCAGATACGCTTTCTTTGATTCGCCAGCAGTTGATCTTTTTCAAGCTGCTGTTTTCTGTGCGCATCCTCAATCTGGTCTTCTGCCGCCTTCAGCTTTTTCAAGCTGTCAATTTCTTCCTGATGCTGTTGATCCATCTGCCGCAACTCAGCCGCGAACTGCATACCCTGATCCGAATTACCCTGGCCCTGCAAAACCCGCATGGAGATATTCGACAATATCCGTTCAATTTCCTTTTGCGTCTCTGCCAGCTTTTTTTCAGCTTCGATCTGTTTTTGCGTTACATTAAGGATATCCTGCTTGTGCTTTTCCTGTTTTCCAAAAATTTCGTCTTGGATCCGAATTTTCTCTGCCTGTTCATTTTCTGCGTTTAATTGGGCCTCAAGCGCCGCCATTTCCTTTCGGTATTCATCTTCAAGTAACGCACTCCGTTTCGTAAAATATTCCTTAATTGAAACTTCCCCACGCTCATAAATCGTTTCAAGCATTGCAAGCGCCGTTTCAGTTGCTGCCTTCGCCCGCGCCGCCTGACTTTTCGCAACGGCGATATCGATTTTTTCCTGTTCTGCGATTACTTTTTTCGCGTCCTTTTCTGCCGCCCTTCCGGATTCTTCAGACTGTTCGGCGCCGATCTTCGCAAGGCTTTTGGTCAATACTTCTTTGGCCTGGGCAATCAGCTTCGCATTTCCATGGGCCATTTCAAGCTGTTCAGCGTAATGCTGTTTTGCCTGATTCCTTAATACAGCCCATTTATCCCCGGACAGCTTAATCAAATCATCCGCAAGCTGTTTTTCAAGCCTTTCCTGATCCTTCACATCCGCTTCATTCGGGCCTGTCGGTTTTGGGAGCATTGCGCCAGCGCCAGGCTTCGGAACAACCCATCCACCACTTACTTTATCAACTATCAAACCACCTGTTTTTACCAGTTTATTAAATTCCGCCATGGACTTGATATTTAAACCAGTGGCTTTATTAAGTGCCTCAAGCTTTCTAATGACCCTGTCATTAATTATCTCTTTATCCTCTTTTGCTTCTTCCTGGGCCTTTTCAAGATCCTTTTCAGCCTGAATCCATTTGTAAACCGCGCTTATCAGGTTGCCAATCTCCATGACAGCCTGCACCGCCGCCCCTACCAGAACAACCTTAAAAGCCAAAGCCAACCCCGTTGCCCCGGATGCCGCCGTTGCCAGCGCCGCCCGCAAGCCGCCCAGCCATGCGATAAAATTCCCGCCGGTCAGAACAACAATGGCAGATGCGACCCCCTTTATTTCGCGCGCAATAGCCAGGGGCCAGCCGACCAAAGCCATAAACGCCAGCTTGACCAACCCTATATAGGTTGCCGCCTGAACAAGCGCCGGAAGAATAGGCCCGACGGCATCCATGACCTTGATAAACGCATTTGCAGCTTCCAGAACCGCAACAGCCACGCCTGAAAACACCTCCGCCGCCGTTTCAACCCAATCATCAATGCTTTTTCCATTCGCCAGGACATCGACAATTGCCTGATTGACCTTTTCAAGCGCCGACACGATAACCTTATTGAAGGTGAAGGTTTTTGCATCTTCATCAATCGTAACAACCGCCTTTTGAAGATCCAGCAACAACTTTGTAGTGGAATCAAACGCCCCCTTTAATCCGCCACCCAGCGCCATTTGAACCGCGTCAACAAGGTTTGACCATGCCCCGGAAAACGTCTTTGCAGCCGCCTCCCCGGCCTTTTCAAAGTCCTTCAGCCGTTCGGTTACATATTTGAACCCTTCACCGCTGGCGATCACCTTTTTCATCTGTTCATTTGTAATCCCCAGCGCTTTGGCAATACGGGCATTTCTATCAATCGTACCGTCCAGGATTGCCCGGACTTCCTGACCTAACTGATCCATCGGGAGCGACAACGCCGCGCCCGCCTGGGCCATCATAGACACAAACTTGACTATTTCATCCGGTTTAAACCCGGCCTTGAAAGCCGGTCCCAGCCCTTCCTGCATGACCCGCAAAAGCTGTTCATATGTCGCCGTTGTCTGAAGCCCTGCGACTTGCAGCTTTTTCTGGATCTCGGTTGCCACGTTCATTGAAAGTTGATAAGCCTTCTGCGCGTCAACCGCCTCCCCGTTCGCGTCCCTGAAATCATTAAACGACCGAACAAGCGCCGCAATTCCTATCTGCGACTGTTGAACCGTGTCGTTATACTGGAAAGCTGAAGCAATCGCCCGCCGGTAAAGATCCGCACTTCCCAGGACGGCCGCAAGCTGCCCGATAGATCCCACAAGCGAACTGGAAGCGCTGTTCATTGACGACAACGCCGAACTGTAAGCATTCCCCGCCGCCGTTATCCGCCGCAAGCCGCTTTCAATTTTGGTAAGCGCCGCCTCTCCGGTCTGTTTGACGTTTATCAGTATGCTCAGGACATTCGCGGCCATTTATTTGCTTTCCAGGTATTTTTTGAAATCTTCGTCTTTGGCATGATACGCATTGCGACAGGCAACCGATAAGGACTTGATCCGCCGCCGTTCATTTTTCACGCTTTCTTCAACAGCTATCAGGAAATAGCTGAAGCCGTACTTGATGGCCCCGGCATGGCCATTTTCGATAAGCCGGCAAGCGTCCCTGAAAATTCCATTTGGATCATTTTTTTGATTTCTTCGATCACCCCGGCCAGGCCCATTTCCAGGGCCAGGTCGAAAAAAACGGCATTGACCTCTTTAAATACTTCGAAAAGCTCTTTGATTTCAGACGGTGCCATTTCCTTCAGGTCGTCAATCTTCACGCCTTCAAAGCATCGCGGGATATACTTTTCAATATGCGCCATCGAATCCGGCGCGCCTTCCGCCCCGCTGAAGATTTCCAGGATATCGACAACCCGCAATTCTTTTACCGTGATTTCCTTATCATCCATCTTTATCAATTTGTGTTTCCGCATCTTTCCCCCTTAAAAAAGCTCCCCCCCCCGCGATTCAACACGCAAAGGGGGGTAATTACAACCAAACAGCCGGGCTTAGGTTACCGGTGTAGGCGCCGCATTGGTGTTAAAATAAACGTCCCAGGTCCCTGCATCCATCGCCAGGATCTTGCCGGTGAATTCCAGGGTGTTGAAATCTCCGGTCAGCCAGTTCACTGCCCCGGACGGTGACAGTTCGGCCTTGTAGACAATAACCTCACAGTTTCTTTCATTCGCCTGGTCTTTCCCGATCAATCTGCAGAATGCTTCAAATTTCGCAAATGTGTTTCCCTTTACCTTGTAGCCCTCGACGGCGCCCCAATAATATTCAATCTTGATTGTATCGCCGTCTGCAATATCACCACCAGAAAGCGCCATGATTCGCCCGGACTCGTAATCGATTTCATAGTCCTTCCCGGTCCCTTCCTCATAGGTAACCGTTCCGGCAGAATTCTTCACCACCGGGGCGTGCGCAACTTGCGTGTCCACATTCCGGTGTGCCAGGGGTTTCCACGCATCCAGCGCCGCAACAATGGATTCAGCCGTACCCACGTTGTCATCTTCGGTCTGGTCATTGTCGGAATCCGTTCCCAGCATAGCCAGCGCCAGATTTTTCCGGTTGATGTCCGTTAATGTGATCTTGATTTCCTGCTCGGTTTTCGTGGTCACGGATTTTATCGTCTGTGCATAATTCGCGCGCCTGAAACCAAGCTGCTCCTTCTTTTCCTGCTTCGGCGGATCGATCGCAAAAACGGTGGCGTTTCCCACATCACGTTCACCGCCCAGCACGCCGGTGGACAGATTGTAAATCGCTATCTGTAAATCACCGGAACCCAAAAAGGTTTCCTCTTGATAAGTTGCCATTCTTCCTATCTCCTTCTGATATTTATTTGTTCAATTGTTGGAAATGAAATACTAAGGAATTTTGGATAAAGACTGACCGGTTCAGACTCCGTGTTAAAGCTCACCTTTGCAAACCGCGCCGCCACAAGAACCCGTTCAACCTTTTCCCGGAAGGTTTCAGCATCAACAAACCCGGAATATGTTTTTATGGTCGCAAGGGTTTCCGGTTCCGGCTCCCCCTCCACTTCTTCACCATCCTTGATTGCTTCCTCTGTAATCCCTTCATCATAAACGCCGCACCAAACAGTAAACGACCACCGCAAGCTTGGGCCAGAATTCCCCCATGCAAACTGCGGCGCATCGATCACCACCACCGGATAATCACTATCGATCGGCGGGTCCTCGATGTTATCCCCGACATAAACGGTCGGCGTTTTCCCGTACTTTGACACGCACCAAGCAGAAAGCCCGGCATCTGAAGCAATCACGCGCCCAATAAAGGCCAGCAGTTCCGCCGTTGTTGTCATATGCGCTCACCCGCCAGCTTTCGAATGAAATTTGCTTCAATGTTTTTCATCGCCGCCGGTTCGTTTGTTCTCCAAAAATTTTCAATCAACTCACGAACCGGAAGGTCGATGTTGCTCAATGAATTTTTTCTCAGGAAAAAATATTTGTAATCCGGATCTTTTGCTTTCTTCAGCTTCGCGCCTATCCGCGCCATCCTGATTCCAAGCTCTGTTCTGCCGCCAGCGTAAACCGTGTTCAGGCCTCCCGCATGTTCCAACACAAGCCGTTTCCAGGACTGTGTTAAACTCTTACTAACGCTATCCGTAAATCCGAATTCCGCCGAAATTTCATCCCCTTCCTTGATATTGTAACGGATCAACTTTGCCAGCCGATTCAGCGGGGCTTTATTCCGCCGCTTCAAGCCTTTTTTAGTCCTACTGGCAATAACAGAAAGCGGTTTCAGCCTGACACCGCCAGGATTTCCGGCCCGGATCTCCTTTTTCAACTGCAACAACAGCCGGTAAACCTCGACCCTCACAGAAATATTGACGGTCTTTTTCAGCGCCGGGTTAATCCGCTTCAGCCATGAAATCATGGATTCAGCGTTATGGATCTGGATATTCTGATCGATCAAACCTTGTACCTCTCGTTACTTCGGAACCTTAACCGCCGCGCAAGCGTGCTTCCCTGATCCTGCCGCCAGAAATACCATGTCCGGCCCTCGACAACCGCCACTGCCCGATAACCAGGAATCCCGTCATAATCAGATCGTAAAACGCTTAAAATCAGGACTTCAAACTTGACCCCGTTGTCGTCAACATCAGTTTCGTACTTCGGTATGGCGTTTATCGTTTTTCCGTCCAGGACAACCGACACGCCCAGGCCGTAAACCGGATCAACTATCCCTGCCAAATCTTCCTTGAAATCATCGATAAGCGCCATGTGACCGTTGCCTTTCCCCGGCTGACTTGCTACCAACCGGGGGGGGTGCCACCCGCCAGGGGATGCGGATTTATCTATCCATGAAAACTTCGATCGTCTTTGTCTCGTTCGATCCGACCGCTTCAAGCGCATAGCCGAAAAACACGCCGCTGGTTTTCACGTTCAACCCGCCCAAGACAGAATCGAAATAAACCTTGGCATATTGAGAAATCGCCGCCGGATCTGTTCCATCATGCCCCTTCACCGGAAGGCTGAAGATCCCGGGACCGAAATCCACAACCGCCTTTGTTGCTCCGGCGCTTCCATAATCGCCCATTGCAACGCCATGCATCCCGGCGGTTCCGAATACGACCGGATCACCGGCAACGACATCGGACGCAACCACCCTTGTCTGAAAACGCCCATCTTCAACAAAATTTTTAGCCATTTCTAAGCCCTCACTATTTCAAGATTATTCCCCCGGCTTTCGCCGGGAGTGATTTTTTCGGTTAACCCTTCAGGTTAATTCCCGTCATTCATATACAGCCCGCGCCAATCGATTGCAGCCGCGCCCGCATCGATCCTGACTTTGTATTCCAAACCGTCAACATCCCAGCCGGGTTTGGTTTCCAGGTAGGGCTCTTTTTGACCGTTCAGGAAATACACCACAATGGTCTTGCCTTTCTCCGCCGCCAGATACCACGCCGCCGGATCATCGTCATCCAAGCGCGCGTTATAAATGCGTTTCAGCACATCGCCCGAATAAATATTGGCGCGCGTGCTGGCGAAGCTGGAATCCGTTGCAACCGTGCTATGGTCTGAAAAGGTGGTTGTTTTGAAAAAGACTTCTGCAGCCGCCTCACGCGCTTTCGGCGCAATCATAAAGCGAGGCCGGATGTTAAGCGACCGAAGCCCTTTTACATCCTTCTGAAGCGCCATAGCCAGGAACCCGGCCGCCAGAGTGTTTACGCCAGGGGCAGCACCGGAACCATGGGCAACCAAGTTGCTATGGTTGGCGTGAAAAAGCGCGTATGTGTCAACCATCGCGGCGTTTGCGATCAAAACCGCATAAGCGATATCACCGATTTTTCGCGCTGCCGCTTCGCCCTGTTTCCGACCGACAGAAACAAAAGCGCCCAGGCTGTCATTGATAATCGCCTGTCTGGTCAAAGCCAGCCGCTTGCCGAATGTCGCAATCTGATAAAGCTCTTTTCGTTCGTCCAACGAACCGTATTTGTACGGTTGCCCTTCCGGCATTTCGTCCAGGTCATCGCCTTCAGACAGCCCAACCGCCTCATGCGATAGGAAATTGGGTACTTGACCCTCACCGCACCACTGCGACCAATCTTCATCAGCCCCGTTCCAACCTTCGAACACTGACCGGTTGGCGGTCGCACTCAGAATAATCGGGAAATCGGTTGTCTGAAGCGCCCGCGCAACCATATCCATCGGTCCGCCACCAACATTCTGATTGCCGATCCGCAAAAACTGGCGAGCGATCTCGGTTAGCGACCATCCCCGCAGATCCAACGCGCCGGGCGCTGGGGTCTGTACCTGGAATCCCGACCGCATAATCAGCGCATCACCAGCCGCCGACCGAAATTTGTCCCGTTCATCCTGGGTAACTGTCGCCGGTGTCGCCGGGGTAAATCCCGGGTTGTTCTCTTTCATCCGCCGTTCAACGATATCCATGACTTTTGCCCGCGCGATTTCAACGGAATCCCCGCCCGTAATCATCTCTTGCATCTCTTTGTTTTCGATGTTGAACCGATTGCACATGGCAACGATTTCGCCGGATCTTTCGATTTCCGCCCGTTTGACTTCAGCCTTTGCGCTCTCGACTTCGGCCCGGACTTTTTCAGCATCGGGCAGACCGGCGATAAAGGCCTCCATTTCCGCCTCTGTAGCGTTCGGGTTCATCCCCATCTTTACCAATCTTGCTCTTAACTTATCCATTTCAACTTTCTCCCTTTTATCGTTATTGAAATTTTCGCTTCTTGCTTTCGCCTTGCTATCCGCCCCGTAAATCACCAGACCCATGCTTCCGGGTGTCCATCGTTTCGTAACCAAAACAGGCCCACGGAATTCCTGACCCTCAAGCGCCAGCGCTTCCCCTTCAGGAACCCATACCGATTCACGCCCAGACGCCCGATATGCCACGCTGAAGGAATCAAGGTGTCCATCTCTCACCCGCGTGTAATACTTGTCGGCATCAGGGTCTGAAGCAAAGAAAGCGCGTCCGACAAGCTGCCTGTTCTCAATCCTCATTTCACGATATGATCCGATCACGCACGCCGCCGACCGTTCATGTTCAATCGTCAACGGGATCTGCGCGCCTTCCGGAATCACACACCCGGACATCAACAGGACTTCATCGACCGCCTCCCAGCGTTCCGGGTCCCAGATCCGCGCCGGGTTCTCTGTAGCCCCGACAGCTTCAATTGAACGCGCCGCTTCATCCAGTGTTGCCGGTGCAAATAATGCCTTCCGGTAAACAAATTCCTTTTCTTCCTGATGTTCCGCCCGCCCTACGAAATCAGACTTGTTCATTCAACCCACCCCCCTTTTGGTTCTCAATCGCCGCCGGATTGTTCGCCAGCGCCGTATTTATCTGTTGAAAGTCCAGGTCGTAATCTTTCTGAAGCGCCTTTGCTTCCGCTATCTCCCTGTAAACATCTTCCAGATCCCGGCCCCGCGCCCCGACAACCTCCTGAGGGCTCCTAAGCCCCGCCTTGACTTCCTCCGCGCGCGCCTTCACTTCCTTCAGCGGGTCAACGGGCTCCATACCGGGCGGTATCCACTCCGCGCGCCGATAATTGACCGGATTATTCATGTAGCCAGGAAGGGAAAGCCGACCGGACAAAACGGAATATTCAAGGAATTCATTGAATATCGGTTTGCAGTAATGCCGAATATGCCGCCCGGATATCTGCCGCAACGAGTGGGCAAAATCGTTTCGAACCATCCGCCCGCTTGAATAATTCATTGTGGAATAGTCACCAGACAGGATTTCGTATGGAACCCCGGTTGCGATCGACAGGATGCAAAGGATTAAACGGACAAACGGGGCAAAATTCGCACCTGGGCGGGGATTGCTCGCAAGCTCCACGGTTTCATTGAATCCCAGATATTCAATGACCGCATTTTCAAGCCCTTCAATTCTTTTTCCGCTTTCAGTTTTCTTCAGCAAATCGCCCTGGCGTACCGAAGGGTCAAGCGTTCGTATAAAGGCCAGCCACTTTGCCGCCATCTTCGCTCCGTCAAGCTCCGCGCCCATATAATCATCAAGGTCATGCGCCACCATGACCCCCACTGCAAACGGCGACACCCCGCGCAATTGACCAGGGCGCAAAACTTCAAAATTATGAATGACCCGATCGGCCGGCAACCGCATAGCCTTTCCCCAGGAATTCGGGTCAACGAGGTGATAGGCCGCTATCCTTCCAGTTACCGGCGAATACTCGACCCCCTGAAACATTTCATTTCCAGGATCAACCGCAATTCCGGAATCAGCCAGCCAATCCGGTTCAATAATCTGGATTTTAAAGGGGTTCCGCTGCTTCCGATCCCTTACAAAGTGTTTAATGACAAGGAATTCACCGGCTTCAACGTCCTGCTTCTTTGTCAGAGCCATCATTTCATCAAAGGACATCCGCCCGGAAAAATCCGCTTCATCCTTCCAGAAAGAAAATTCATCTTCGATTTTTCTGGATATCGTTTTGTTGCGGTCACCGTTTCGATCCAATACTTTGGATTGAAACATGATCCCCGGCCCTACCGAATATTCAACGATTGCATCTGAAGCCCGCTTGAAAAACGGGAAGTCACGGACAAGCTGCTGAACCCGCGCCCGCATGATCGGCGTGGACGCCTTAATAATGTCGTTTATGTTTGAATTCAGCGGCAGCCAGTTGCCGGTCAGGTGATCCGACTTCGCCGCCGCGTATATCTCTGACCGCTTCTTGATATCCTTCAGCGCCAGCCGGGTTTGCCTTCGCATGATCCCGCGCATAGGCGAAAAAAGTTCAACCGCACCATCAATGATTTCGGCAATTGATTTCATCATCGGCCCGGCCTCCGCACATTCCCGGCAACGGTTCGTAAAACAGCCGTTCCAGCTTCCGCGCGCGCCAGCGCCAGGATTGCATTTAATTCGTCCAGCTTGACCGTGTTATAAATGACCGATCCATCACTTAAGGTCATTTGTGACGGTAGCCGCCCGGTCATCAATTTCATCCTTGCCGCTTCCAGCGCCGCTATATCAGCCGATGTAAAGGCCATAAAAAAACCCCGTGTTAAGTTAATTTTGCATTAACCTAACATGGGGTTTTTTAATGAATTAATATTTAAGGATATTTAATGTTTTTTTATATGTTTTTCATATGTTTTTATCAATTTTTATATATTTTTTATGCTTGACACCTTTTTTTTAATCCCTCTTTTTTTACCTTTTCCCGGTGATTTTTCAGTTTCATCGTCTCTTTTTTCTACCGGATCTTCAATTTCTTCCGTTTTTGATTCGATCCCTTCAAAATAACGCCGCTTCCATGTATCAATTGATTCCGTGTCGGACTCCCAAACCCCGCCAACCTTCTTTATAGGCAAGGATCTATATTGTTTGATCAATGACATTACCGTTGAAGGTGTCCGCCCCATGTGTGATGCAATCGCCGCCATACCCATTAAAATGCCCATATCACCACCGCCGCCTTTTTTGAATTTGTTGCCGCTTATCACTTTCGCCGCCGTTTTCCGCTTCCCGGGGTTTCGATTCGAATGTATCCCAATCAATCAAGGGCATCCCCGCCCTATACGCCGCCGCCAGCGCGTACACTTCAGCGTCAAGCGCTTCGTTTCTATCCCTGGTCTTGATCCATTCATAATGCGGGAACCCCTTAGAGAACTGAACAACGGATTTTTCAGCCGACAACTGTAAAAAGTATTCATCATCCAGCCCCAGGAACCAATGATATGCCCCCGGCCCTTCAATCAGTTTTAGCCTTGAATAAATCTGCGTTTTTGCAGTATCCACCCCGACAGGCCAAAGCTGAATACCGTTTTTGTATTTCATTCCCTGATCTGTAACATCCTGATAAGTCGGTTTGCCGATAATCGGGCGCGCTTCCGTGCTTTGCCCCTTCAGCGCAATCACAACCGGATCACGCTTCCGCACATACCTGTAAACATCATTCGTCCTATACCCCGCATCGATCCCCATTGAAGCAATATGATAAATCTCTCCGGACTCCCCTTGATATCCACGGTATAAAAGACCGTCAAGCTGCTCCCAAACGGCCTTTTCTGCCGTGTCGCCCCATAATTCGCCCCAATACACCAGAAAAGATTCTTCCCCGCGCCCCCAGGCCCGCACAATGACCGCCAGCCTGTTTTCCTGGACATCGACCCCAGCAGTAAGAAACAAACCGCCAGCCGGAACCATCAACGGCGAATAAACTGAACATCTTGACTTTAACACCGCCCATTGGGGCTGTTCTCCGGATTCTTCAAATGGTAAACCCCTCCGGGTATTAACCCACACTTTAAGTTTGCTTTGATTTCCCTTCGCGTCAATAAACTCTTGTGCAATCTGTAGCCATGACACAAAACCGGCTGGCGACATAAACCCGCTGATATGATATCCACGTTTATCTCTCCCAGGATGTCCAGCCCGCCATTCTCCGCGCGCCAGCATTTCCGTTTTGTGATGTTCGTCAATGCGCCCATGACACCCGCGGCACTGATACCAGCAATCAACAACAACGCCATCATCAACAATAAATTTGATCCCATATTCCGCACCCTTCCCGCCCCATTCCAGGACTTGCATTTCTCCACAAATCGGACAAGGAACATAATATTTCCGCTGATCCGATTTTAAATATTCAGCCTCAACCAGAGAAGCCCCCTTGATTGTCGGGGTTGATATCTTCAAGATCTTTTTTCTGCTTGAATATGTATCTGTTCGCTTTCCTGCCAGTTCTATTGGATCCCCTTCGCCTTCGATATCCAACAGGAACCCGTCAATATCATCCAGGATCATAAACCGGATTGACTTTGACCGGTAGCTGGCGCCGGAATTCGACCCCGCAAAATATAAAGCGCCTCCCCGGAACGCTTTCGTCAGAACCGTGTTTGACCCGTCCCGGCTTCGATTCGCCGCGACTTTTTCCTTCAGCCGTGGGCAAGCCTCAATCATTGGAGCCACGCGGTTCTTGCTATGATCCTGCGCCAGATCAACCGTTGGCAACATATACATGGTAGGCCCCGGCGCGTTGTCAATGATATAGCCCAGGAAGTTGTTTGCAATCTCGGTTCCGCCAATCTGCGTGGCTTTCATAATGCTGATATCCGTCACAGGATCACTCACGGAAAGCGTTTCCATGATCTCTTTCAAGAAAGGGGTTCTGCTTGTTCGATATCTTCCAGCCTCTTTCGAGGCATCAGTCAAAACCCTGTGTGCATCAGCCCATGAGCAGACCGTCAAAACCGGTTCCGGCCTTAACCCTTCCCCAAAATACGGTGTATATCCATCCATATTTAACTTCCTAAATCATTCCCTGGCTTAATTCTTCCAGCGCAGACCGTAATTCTGCCGTAAGTAGCGACCTTACGGCCCCTTCGCGCGATTCAGCAGCAAGTAAAGCCGACACCCTATCCGGTACGTTTAAAATCGCGTCACGCGTGCGCCTGGCGCAATCAAACGCTGCCGCCTTGACCACTTCCGCGTTAATCAGCTTCCCCGTTTTTTCTTCATATTCCAGCTTTTTTATCGCCGCCTTATACTGTTCATTCAACGTTCGCGCCTGTGAATAATCAAGCGTTGTCCTGACTCCGGCTGTTTTTACCGCCTCCTTTTTTTCGCCTTCAGACAGATTCCGGACAGCCTCCCGGATCTTGCTTGGGTTCATCGGGTCAATTCGCGTTTCCAGGATCTTTTTTCCCTTTTCAACGTCAATCAAGATCCTGTTATTCAGCCTTTTCGTTGCCCCCGAAAGCCGTCCTTCGCGCAAAAAAAAAGCGATTCTGGGCTGTGACACTCCAAGCCGCCGCGCGAATTCCGACTGTGTTACCCATTCCGCCGCTTTTTTCGCCATCATACGCCCCTGATCGGCGCTTTAACGACCGGGTTTATGTCCCTTTCACCCCGTTTGGTCTTTGTCATCTGGTGGGATCGTTCCGCCTGATCCTGTTTCACAATTTTACCGCCCCACTTTTTAACCAGCAGATCAAATTGTTCCTGTTCGCGTTTCATATTACGATATTCAGCGCATCCGCCCGGCTGCCCGCCGCCAGACCCCGCCTGTTTCGCGGAAAAATAGAACTTGTTAAGCCTCAATACGCCCCGATACTTGTTCAAATGCTGCAAAATCAGATCATAATCTTCCTTTAATGGCAGCCTTTCGTCATAACGCAAATCTGACCGGATATGGACGCAAAAAGTGGCTGAAATGTATGACAAGGTTGAAAACGGGGTATATTCCCTGTAACTTTGCCCGTCATTGTTGCAGTTTATCCCCCACAATTTAACGCCCCATTCTTCAGCCAGCGCCGTTGTCTGTTCGATCCAAGGGATAACATCTTCAGACACCAGCCGGCGCCGCTTCCGTTTTTCAAAATACTGGATACCTCCGAAATCATCATCGATCATGCAGACCGCATCTACGCCCGCTTGGTCCTCTGAATCCAGGATATAGTTGCGAACCCGCGCAATATTCCCACGGACAGCCGGAGGCAGCGCCCGGATCACCGCCCCGGGGTTCCCCTTTTTGTAGCTTTCGACCTCTGTTTCACACACCCAAACCTGAGCAGATGGAACATATTTCAGGGTTCGAACTCCATTAGGTCGCTTCAAGCTCGGTATATTGACCGTTATCCTCATCTCATGTGCCCCAGGATCTTGTTTATCGCTTCCGGCCCCTTGATCACCCGCCCGATTCCGCGCTTTATGAATCCGGGCTTGTCATTTCCAGCCTTGACCGTCTTAATTTCGAACAGGCTTTGCGCCTGAAGCCAATCAATGTCATTGTCGAACGTCAAAACAAGGTAATTTTTCGATTCCGTCAATTCCTCCGAAAATTCGATTTCAGGTTTGTCTGAATCGCCGCCGCCAGCCCCGACGCCGTCACTACCATCAGCCACCACAAAGCCGTCTGCAGGATCAAAATCGAACCCCGTAAGGCCAGTATCAAACCCCGCCGCGTCAAGCTGCCGTAAAAGCTGATCCGCCATATCGTCATCCAGGATTGAAAGCTCTTGGACCTTGTTATCCGCCAACAGATCCGCCGTTTCCGCTTCATCGCTTTCATAATCCTGGTAATCGACCGGGGCCTTTTTCAGCTTCGCGCGCTTCGCAGCTGCAAGCCGACAATGACCGGACACGATGAAACCAGACCTCCTGGAAACCTTGATAGGCCAGCGCCAGCCCTGCGCCTCGATTATCTCCGCCAACTTTTGAATTTGTTCAACCGGGTGCCGGTTCGGATTCCGCGGGTTCCCCTTCAATTGATCCAGGGGAACCAGTTCATCAAACGCGCACCATACCGGCACGCGCCCGACCATCCCCTTTGGTTTCGATTCCTTCATTTTTCACCTTTCAACCGAAAAACATGTGTTTCCTTCCCGACTTTTCGCGCATATTCAAGCGTGTACCGCGTTCCGTTTGATTTCATATCCCAAAAGGCAACCACAAAATCAGCGTAATCAACGATCTGCCGGTTACGCTCAAAAAACCATTTTGGATGATACGGCACGCCCGGATCTGTCTTGAACCTGGGCAAAAAAACCTTCATCGGCAACCCCCTGCTTTCCGCGTATTTCTCCGCCACCGAATCAGCCCCCGCCGCGCCGCCTGAAACGACTTCACCGACCGAAAACCGGTCAAGAATCAACGCCGCCCTGTCAAAATCTTCAAAATATCTTGATCCAATCACAGCAACTTTGTTCATACGTTCCCCCAATAACAAAAAACCAGCGCAATGCACCCAAACCGCCGCGCCGATAACACACGCTGACATTCTTTCACCGTCCACCTGGTTGTGGATACATCATCCAGAATCAGACAACAGCCGCCCGTTTCCTTGAAATCATCTTTCAAAATAAATTCCTCGTTTTCCCTATGTGTCCGGGCTCCGACTCCATGCCCCGTTTTTTTCTTCCTTGGGGTGAATATCTCCCGGTATTGAATCCCGACCATACCGGACACTTCGCGTGCGACCACCCCTATTGGATATCCTTCATAACCGCCCGCCCTTTTGCCGTTTGGTGGCGGCACACTGATAAAATCAAAGTGGTTTTTCCTGGAGAGAATCGCACGCGCAAAATCCGACACCATTTCAGACTGAAAGCCCGGATCACTTTCAGGGTTCTTTTTCCAATCCTTCAGCCGTTTGAACCCTTCCTCTTTTGCCTGATGCAGGCAGAATGACCCCAAAAACGCCGGAAAAGACTTGATTGTCACTTTTCCACTATCTCCATGCTGATCCTGATTTTCTTCCTTATCCCGCCGTTTAAGCAAATCACTTTCGCCTGTAAAATCAGACTGATTACCGCCAATTTCCATGTCAACATCAAAATCAGGAATTTCGATTTCTCCCAGCATCGAATCAAAATCAATATCGTTTTCCAGCAAAAAAGCTGAAAGGCCATCATCCGTTATCCTCCCATATCTTGAATTTATTACCAGCAGCTTTCCTGCCGCTTCAGCCTTGCTCTTTGCCTTGATTTCAACGACCGGGACGCCCTGGATAGTATTCCCTTCCCGGATCAACGCTTTAAGCGCTTCAAGCCGCTGATGCCCATCCAGGATAAAGCCGCGCCATGTAAAAACCGGGAAGGAAAAACCATACTTCAGGATTGATCTTTTCAGCTTTTCGCGCGCCTCGACAGTCAACAGCTTCAAACCTCCCTGAAAGCCCTTCAGGGAGCCTATTTTTACCAACGAACCGCCACATGTAACCCTGATTTCCATCTACCACCATAACATTATGTTTTATAACGGCTTTTTCACTCCACCACCTGAGAAAACGCGGCGCGTCGGGAACCCGCGGTCTTTCGACCCCCCGGAAGGACCCGTGACATACCCACTCATACCCACTATTCCCCTATGTCGTTAGCAGTTGTAATAAGAATATTTGTCCGCGCTTCCTCTCCTCGATCCGCATACAGCTTACTTGCAACGATCCACACGACAACGCTATCATCAGCCCAAACACCGCAATGATTCAAACAGTCCAGCGCGAACTTGATATAATTATCAAGATCCGGCTTCTTACCAGGAACAGCCGGGGCGGTCGGCTTTAACTTCATCGCATTCCGCCCGCTTCCCCAATGCCCTGCCGGCCGCTTCAAATAGCATTTCAACTTGATCCCCACTGGGCAATCAACGACAACGCCTTGACCCGGCACCAGCGCTTTCTTGACCTGATCCCGCGCCGTCAAGACCCACAGCCCGGTTTCTTCTTCCTGATCCGAATAAGCGCAAACATGCTTTCCACGCCTCGCAAATCTGGGCCTGTTTTGTGCAATCGGTTGCCCCGGTATCGTCAACGCAAGCCGCATATATCCCCCTTCATTTCCATGATTAACACCGATCTTTTTTATCCAATCCCGCCAGCCAAAAGCTTTAATCTGCGGTTCTGCGCTTCGCCACATTCGATTTGCACGGTTTTCCCGGTACGATTCATAGATTGATAAGCCTCGGCAAAATCACGGGCCCACCATTTCAACTCTGTTTCAGTCATCGCGCACAATGACCGAAACGACCATCTTGAATCCATCAAGTCCCGGGTGATCATATCGTCAAAAACCGGTGTTCCATATGATCCGACCATCCGGATCTGTTTTACGATTTCATTCACCTGGAACTGAGCCTTGTCGTTTCCGCTTCCCTCGATTTCTTCAATGAACTCCGCAACCGTAGGCATTCCCAGGCTTATCCGCTTCGCCATGATCCGGATTGCTGCCGCCTCTACCTGTTCGACAGCGTAACACTTCAACACTGCAAAACTGAGCCGCAAGCCTTGCGCGCTAACCTTCGCAGAAAAGTTTTCTGCTAAACCGGTCATAATTTCCAGAAACCTTTTTTTGTCCAAATCGTCCATGTTCAGCCCTCCAAGAATTCGGCGCCAGCCAGCAAGTTATTTCGCAACCGTTCAGGAACCGGTGATGCCCGATTGTCATAAGCCCCATTCAAAACCTTCTCCATGTTCTTCGGGCCAATCAGCCAATTGAGGTTGGCTACGAAGTCCTTAACCCGCCCGGTTAAGAAGTCAGAAAGATTGACCCGCCTGAAATACCTTTCCCACCACTCAATTTCCTGCCGTTCCCGCTTTTCCCGCCATCTTGCAGCCAATACTTTCCGGCTCGCATCATTCCAGGATTCAACTCTTGGCAAAGAAGGGCAGCATGAATGATACGTGTCAATGATCGTTTGATGCGGACAGGGTTTCGGATTTTTATTTTCGTCAAGGATCACATCTTCGTTTTCTGGTATTCCACTTTCCAGATTTCCATCTTCGGTTTTTTCGCCTGTTGAAACGCTTTCCCCCGGTGAGGGGGACGAGTCCCCGCTAGGGGACGATATATTCCTTTCCCTTTCCTTTTCCTTTTCCCTTTCCTTTTCCTGGACATTGGTGAACAACTGGTCATTCCCTGACGCTTCACGGTTTTTCCCCACTGCTTCACCAGTGCTGCCCGCTTGCTTCACCATTGATTCATTGATTGCACTGTTCGGAAGTGGAAACCTTTCGCCTTCTTGTGTAGCTTCTTTTCCAGATAATCGTTGATGCTTACTAAAAGATGGGATCTGTCCATATTCCTTTCCATCAACGCTGTACCTTAAAACATACTTAGCCCTTTCAAGAATTCCCAATGTTACGAGCATATCGAACGGTAAAAAAGGAAGGATATCTAATTTCAACTGCCTTGGGCGCCACTCAAAAACCCCGTTCCTGTCGCATTGAAGCCAAAGCCCTTGGAATACAAACATCGGATATGCCCCAGGATTTTCTATTTCCAAATCCTGTAGCCCCTCATGCCGGAAAAACTCAGGTTTCACAGTCCGAATACGACCCATATTTTTTTCCTTATTTTGAAAACAGCCGGTTTCGCGCCTTTCTGGGGAAACATGACGGTGGACACTCCCCAAAACACCGCTGCCCGCCCCCTTGTGAGGCTTGTTCAAATCGGCCCAACCGGCTAACTACGGGGCCTTGGAGGCGCGGGCACTATGATATTTGAATAACTTTCCAGCAATCCGGCACATCCTTTATAGTATGGCAAGTATTTACGATAAACTGCGTGTTTTCCGGACAGTTTTCTGCCAGCTTTTCGAGCAATATCTTTAAGTTATTATTGTCCAGTTCCCCAGCTTCAACAATCAGCATGCCGCCTGAAATATCTTCCGGCAGCAACGCACACGACAGGGCCATGTCAAAAGCAACCTTTTGTCCCCCTGACAGCCCTTCATATGGCACAACCACATTTCCGTTATTCCAGCCGATGAATACGCTGTTATCATCCCTGATATCGATTACCGCCGCACCAGCCGGCAAAAACCGCGTAGCAGCCCTCTCAACCTTTTTTGTCCCAACCTTGACAGATTCCGCCTTTTCTCCGGACAACTCCGCGATTTCCTCTTTCAAGCCCGTAACCTCAAGGCTCAAAACTGATATGTTTTTCATCGCCTCATTAATCAGCTTGTCCAGCGCCATGATGCTATTGTGCCGCTCGATCAACTCCCGGATTTCACGCAGTTCGTATTCGAATTTTTCCTGATACACTTCAGCTTCATTCAAAGTATTTTTGTTCATCACGCCACCCCCAAGCTGCTCATGTTTTTAATTTCCCGCTTTATGACCATCAGCGCCGCGCACATTTCGCCGCATCCGGATCTTTTGACCGATTCCAGGATGATTTTTAACGAATCGACCACCGCCTTTCTGGATACGGTTTCCGGAGATTCGATAACATCAACACTCGCCGCCTCTTTCCGTGTACATTCAGCCGTGTAATTTACACCCGCCTTTTCCTGGGCCTCCCTGCTTTTCCTCAAAAGCTCTAAATATCTTTCATCAGGAACAAACTTATCGTTGTCCTCTTTCAATTCCTGCGTTTCAGCATCAACCAGTAATTCAGCCTTGCCGGCCGATTTTTCCTGCTCTTTCATTTCCTCGATCCGCCCCTTGATGCACCGAAGTTCAGCCTGGATAAATTCGAGATCTCCCTGGCAAGCTTCAAGAGTTTTCTTGGGAACCGGCAACGTTGCCCGCTGCGTTTTTAACAGCGCATGATTTCTTTCAGCATCGCCCAGCGCGCGCCGTTTCTCGTTCAGATCTTCCCGCGCCTGATCCAGCTTCCGCGCAACCTTTTCAAGTCCAGGTGATGGCGGATATTTGTCAAAAAGCGCTTCAATTTTTTTTCGATCCGATACTCCCATGAAAGATGACAAATCACCGATTGCATGAATCCCAGCGCGCGCCATTTCAACGTCAAAAGCCTTCGCCGTTGCTTTCCTGCCCCGTATTGCAAAATCAAGCGCCACGGCTCCATCCGTCCCCTTCTTGAAACGCTTCAGGAAATACACCCGGTTGATTTCCGCCTCGACTTCCACAAAATCAGATCCGGATTCAGCGACCGCCTGAAAGATCGACTGGTTTGTCTTCCCGATCCCAGGAATAAACCCGTTGACAACCAGCTGCAGCGCCTGGGATATCGCCGTTTTTCCTGAACCGTTTTCGCCCAGGAACAGATTCAGCCTATCCAGGTCATGAATGAAATTCCCGCTTTTAAAATGTTTCCCCTTGATCTTCGTTATCATGATGGCCCCCCATGAAATACGCGGCCCCCGGGGGAAACCCAGGAGCCAGCGCAAGGTTAAAATTTTTCATCAAGAATGCGATTCATCCGAACCAGCAACCACTTAGCATCTTCGGCGGATATCTCCATTCCTTCCGTGATCCCTCTTTCCCTCTTGGCCTGGGCCGCTTCCTGCGGGAAACCTTTCGCAGCTACCATATACTTTTTAATAACCGCCGCTTCTTCCGGCGATAATTCTTCAGGTTCAGGCTGGGTCTTCTTCTGCTTTGGCAGGTCCGGCTGGGTGACCAGTCCAGCCGGTTCTTCCTTCGTGGATTCTTTGGCGGGAGCCTCGCTTTTACTCGAGGCCGTTTTTTTGGAAAGCTCTTTTTCGGGCTCAGCTTCAGCCTTAGTGACCGGCGGAAACAATTCTTCGCCACTTGCCCGCCCTTCCTTCAAGGCCGTTGCCATTCCACGCAAATCAACGATATCATCAGGTGTCCACTGATCAACAGGGCGCTTCCGTTCCGCCTCGATCCGATCCGCCGAAACACCGTACTGACTGAAAAACTCAATTACCTTTTGCCTGGCAAGATGTATATTTTCCTTTTTCGCCTTGTTCAATTCCGCTTCGGTCGCAACCTCTATGGCCTTTTCAATCAGCCATTCCGGCATCGCTTTTACAACCGCATTACGGATCGCCTTTGACTGCCCGATCTGGAAAATGATATCTTCCTGCCGGTCTTTATCTTTCATCCCCGTTCCCTGGTTCTTCCGCTGCCTGAACAACCGGGGGCAAGTGAAGCCAGATTCCAGATCAATGAACAGCCCCTTCATCATGTAATGACTCGAGGTTTCCGTCGCCTCAACATCCACAACGCAGTTGCCATAATGCCGACAAAGCGCCATCGCCATATCGATTGACGGCCCCTCGACAACTCCCTTGGATCCGTCTTTGTTCTTTGTTGTCCATCGATAATAAAACGACTTCCCTGCCAGCCGCGCTTCTTCCAGTACATTGTTCGCAATCTTCGCAATCGACCGGGGCTGCTGTACCGTGACCGCCGTGGTATAAGCCGTTTTCGTCTGCTGCATCGCGCCGCCGGACAAGATCACTTGTTCCGTTACATCCCGGCCCGAAGCCTTCACCGGTAGCCCGGAAAAGGGCTGAATTCCTTCCAATACTTCCGCTTCAAGTGTTTCAATTTCGCTTTTCATGATTCCCCCTTTTCTTGTCTTTTAATATTTCCATGCCGTGCCATACCTCGCCATGATTAAACCCACTTCTTTTGTTGTCCGTTCCCCACAAACTCGCATGTTTGAAAGTACGGACACCACTTTTCCGAACACCACCACGCGCCGGGCTCAGCCGGAAGAAACACCCCTGCTTGAACCGTCATCCAGAAGCGCCGCACCGTCAAAAGCATCGCGCGGTAATCCTGAATCGTTGGATTTACATCCAGCGTTTGAAGATCATTCTTTTTGTTGCAGATTAGAATTTGATACCGGAACACCGGGCGGGTACCGGTTTTTTTTTCGAAAACGTAGGAATATAGCTTCGCTTGAATCTCTTTTTCAGGACGCCCCGCGGGCCACGGTTTCCCCGCTGTTTTCAGATCACCTACCGCCGCCGCTTCTTCAAAATCCATTATGCCGCCCAGCGGCACCGTCAACCCGATATCCAGGGTGAATCGTTCCTCGACCCTGATCGGCTGAATTCCCGGGGCGACCCTTTCCGCATAAAGACCTGTCAGCTTGATTGCTTCGTTCAGCCCAGCGTTAAGGATTGAATCCTTGTAAGGCACATCATCTGGAGCCAGATAAACCCCTTCCTGAAGTTGTTTGACATAACCATCGCGCGCCGCGTCTTTCAGGTCGTCCAGGGGAAGGTCAACCCCTGTCACAACCTTTTGCCGAAGATTCACTTTACTTGCCGCGTGTACGCCCTGCCCTCGCGCCGCCTCGACTCCCGAAGGGCTTCGCTCCCCTTCGATATACCGGCGCCGGAACCGTTCCCCACATTTAAGGGCCGTTCCGATCATGGATTGATGTATTGATTCAATCATCAATTCCACCCATATTCTCGCGCGTCATCGTCACCGACCGCCCGCCGCTTAAAAACTCCACGGATTCAACCCCCGGATCATCGAACAGCCCACGCTGTTTTTCATCTACCGAAAACTTGCAGCCATCCGTGATCTTTTCCTTCACGAATGAAACCTGTACCGTTGTTTCAACTCCGTTCTTCCCTTCCGCACCCAGCTTCACCGCAATATTGATTCCCAATGTGCCGAGCCGTTCATATGCTTCAGCGATTTCAAACATATTTTTACGCAAAAGGCTTTTTGTCGCATCCGTGATACCGCCTATGACTTTGTGTCCAACTGATCCCCCCATTTTCTTCCTTCCCTTTTAAAATAGATTGAGTTTCGATAATACTTCGGACCAAATCCGCCAAACCACATAAACCAGGGCAGCCCCAGGAACCACAATAGCCAGCAAATATCCCAGATTGAACATATGCGTCCCCTCCCCTCTTTAGAAGCAGAACACCATACAAATTAGCCCCCAGCCAGCAATCAGGGAACCAACAGCCGCCGCCGTTAAAATCAAGCATTCCTTGAACATGCCGCCCCCTTAAAAATTGTTTTTTTAATCTTTTTCTACCTGGAATTGCTTCAGGACAATGTTGTAAAAATCATCCCGAATACTGGATGAACTCTTGTAAAAAACTGAAACCACCTTGTCCCTCACCGCATGGGAGATAAATTTTGACCGTGAATAATCGAATTCACGCGCTGCAATATCAATCAGCGACACTAAATCACTCGGCAATGATACCGTTATTGTTTCAGTCGTTTCCTTCTTCATTTTCTCCCAGCCCTCCGCGCCTTATCTCTCACCAGCGCGTCAAACGCTTTAACGGCATCAATCTTCTTTCTATGAACCTTCCGGACAGGCTTCATCGCCTTCACCGCATCATCAACTTGAACCAGGATGGTCATAGCCTGGTTCAAAAGCGCTTCGAGCTGATAAATTCTGTTCAATTCTTCAGTGCGCATTCTGTAGATTTCTCCCGCGATAATTCTTCGGGCGCCTGGTCTGGATTTGTTGTTTGATTTTGTCGGACATAATTGATAATCGCAGTTTTGATGATATTGGAAACAGATACCCCCTGTTGTGTCGCCATGAATACCAGGTCCTCCCGGAGGGATGCTGGTATGCGGAAAGATATTTTGGGATAGTTGATCATTTATTATTAAGCCCGTCCTTATGAGCAGCATAAAGGTCAATTAATCCACGAATGATTTCGGGAAGGAGGTTGTAAGGAAACATGAAAATAAAAATTGCTGTTCCCGAGATAAGAATTCCAGTTGCGAATAAATCCATTGCTAAGAATATTCTCTTTTTCATTATCAATATCCCGTCGTTCCAAGGAGGTTTTCATGACAATTGTGGCTGATATTTGGAATATGATTGAAAGTAACAAAAAATGGCAAACCCTGAAGGAGACAGTTGGACGGATACCGGAATTGGAAGCCCGAATCGAGGCTCTTGAGAAACGACTTTCCGGAGGCGCAGCGGAATATTTTTGCGATTATTGCGGAAGCGCAAACCTTAAACGTACAGGAAGCAGACCAGATCCAATATTCGAAGACCTTGGAATCAAACAACACCTTTTCCTTTGTGGAGATTGCGGAAAAGAAAGTGCTTTCCAAGAGAAAAGAAGGCGTTAG